CACATTGATTTGACCGAGATCGCAGACTATATTTCTAAGTTGGCAACCGCTGGTGTACTTATGCCAGACCCTAAGTTGGAAGATTACTTACGCGATTTGGCTGGTCTACCACCTGCCGATCAGGATGCACAGCAAGCCTACGGCGCTCCAGCAATGCCTGGTGCTGAAGGCGCTGCTGCTCCAGGATTTGATGCACCGCCATCTCTGGAAGAAGAACTTGAAATTCCAGAAGGACAGGAACCGCTAGACGGCGATTTGGAGTAGAGCATGGCAATTAGTTTTGGCTCTGGCTCTGGTGGCTCCAGAAATCCTCTCAACGCAGAAGAAGCGGCGATGGCTCGCGTTCTCGTTGATGCAATTCGTAACGCAACGGACCAAATCAAAGTGGATGAGTTGGCAAAGATTCTTTTTCGCCTAGATGCAGATACTTTAGACCGCTTGCTTCGAGCAATATCTGTGAATGGTGATGCTCCTAAGATTGAAGCGCAGTTGCTCAATATCATTGACATTGGTGGGGTAAAAGCAATCCAGGGATTAAAAAAGATCGCCCCAGTTTTAGCGTTGCCAGCATTTAAGCCTACCCAAGTTCAAATTGCTAACCCTGGCGCAATGGCTGGAATAGAATTTACAAAGATTCCAAATTGGGCAAGAGTTAATCCAGAGCCAGTCGCCTTCACTCTTTCTTTCAATAAAACAAACCCTAATTCACTAGCCTTTGCCGCTCGCAGGGCTGGGCAGTTGGTAACAAGTATTGATGACCTTACCCGTCAGGCAATCCGTAAGATAATTATTGATTCATTCAATGAGGGAATTGATGTAAGACGGACAGCAGTTCGAATTAAAAACATTATTGGTCTCCATCCTAAGTGGGCAGATGCCGTTCGAAAGTTCGAGATTCGAGAACTAGACCGCCTCATAGCGGCTGGCATTAAAGAGGCTAAAGCAATCGAACGCGCCCAGAAATCTGCCACAGCCTACGCAGACAGGCTCAAGGGCGCTCGCGCTCGCATGATCGCTCGTACAGAGATTCAGATAGCCCAGAATGAAGGGCGAATGGAAGGCTATCGCCAAGCCGATGAAGCGGGATACATAGACCCTGCGACTATGAAGATGTGGATTACAGCCCCAGACGAGCGCACCTGCGACATCTGTGCGCCTTTGAATGGAGAAGTCGTCCCTTGGATTGGTCTGTTCTCTATCGGGCTGGAGAAGCCTATAGTCCACCCTAATTGCCGCTGCACCTTCGTGATCATCCCTCCAGACCGAGGCACCCGATGAAGGTAATTAAGTTCGCGCCTGGGCTTATCCCAGTTTTCAAACACCAACAGCACGACCAGTCATCGCACGGTAATTGGGCGCACGGGTCGTCATTTGGAGATTTCACCCTTGAGGAAGGCGCTGATTCTAAAAAACTAGCAATCTATTCACACCCAAATGGAACAAGAGTTATCTTTCAAAATTTGAGTAAGGTTGAATCTAGTTCACCTATGGTCAAAGAAACGCTTGAAACGATCAGCGATTTAAGCAAAAAATATCCTGTGCCTAATTTAACTTTTGTAGTTCAATCAGGAGAAGGTGGCGGGATAGTTCCGCGTGGAATGGATGGTGCTACTTTTACGCCTGGAGATGGAACAAACTCTGCCGCAGTAATAGATGCTTATATTAAATCAAAAGGTATGCCAGCGGCAAATGACACCTCGGCTCCATACATCTCAGTACGGCTCCGCGTGGTTGCCCCTGATTCTGTCCCGAGAGTTACCTATACTAGCGATGGCGGTGGCTTCATCAGACCAGAGCAAACGCAAGAGCAGAAAACTGCAAATTTGAGAGAACTTATTACCCATGAATGGGGTCATGCCTTAGATACAAGATCACAAGCGGTATCAGATGCTCAATTCAGAAATCGTGATAAAACCTCTACAACAGATTACGGTAACAAAAACGGTAGAGAATTCTTTGCTGAAACTTTTGCAGCATTTGAGTTGGGCGGCTTAACAAGAAATAAACCTGACAATATCCCTGACTACAAAAAAGCCGCAGAGTACCTGGGCATAGATTCTCTTAAAGCAAAAGTCTCTAAAGAATCTTTTGAAGGTTTTATTGTTTACGACAACTTTGAAACTGGAGAACCTTTGCTTATGGAGGGAGGCACTCCCCTAGATTTCGATGAGCCGTTTACTAAACACCAGGAACATGATCAGTCTACCCACGGCAGTTGGGCTGGGGATGGCGTTTCATTTGAGCAAGACAGAAATTCATTAACAATGCAAGACAAAAGTGGGCAAACTTTGGCTTCTGTTGATTTTGTTAATTTAGGAAATAACCGACTTGATATAAATTCGATAGATTCTTTTGACGGAGGCAAAGGTTATGCGACTAAAGTATTAGAGAAACTTTATTCTTTATTTCCCGAGCATAGTATTTTTTGGGGAAAGACAATCGTTCCAGAATCCACACATCTAGCACAAAAGTTTTCCGACAAGTACGGAAGAACTGAATTTATGCCTTGGGGTGAAGGAGTCATTGCTGGTTATGAGTGGGGTCAGTTATACGGTGACACAACAGTTAAAAAACACCAAGAACATGACCAGTCTACCCACGGTTCTTGGGCTACGGGTCAAACAGGTGATGCCTCAACACGCGAGTTGTTACTGCAACAAGCAAGCCAATACGAAACTTTTGAGGAGTTTAGCAACGCAGTAAGTTTACAAGGGTTAAGACCGAGGGCTTGGCACATAGCAGATACAGGTTTTGAATTAGACCCAAACTTCAAACCAATGAGCAGGACTGGTGGCACCTCGGACGAGCCAGGACTATTTGTTGGCGACCCTGAAACTTGGCAAGATTACGCCGCGGGTCGCTCAACCGTCATTGAGTACGATGTGAGCAATTTATCTTTCACAGCAAAACCTTTAGCAGACACATCAGCAGATTTTTTCCCAGATCAATCTGGTAACCAAGGGTTTTTTATCAGACCCTCAGCATTTTCAAGATTAAGAGAAGTAAGGCGGATGCCTATTGAGGAAGCCTTGAGTAGAGCAAAGCAACAGCAGGATGCGATGCCTAAATCGAAAGCGGAAGCAAAACAAATCTGGGAAGAATCTCGCTCGATTCAAAAACACGCCATGCACGATCAAAAGACTCACGGCAACTGGGCTACAGGCGGCAATGGATTAGGTATTGAGGAAGTTATGCGCTTGCATAAAACTTCTGACCCTTTGAAGATGAAGGTGTACGAGGCTGAGCAATCTATAGATAAGCCGTCTAAAAACCCATTAGAAAAGCCAGCATTGCCAAAGCGGGATGATTATGAATCAAGAGAAGATTACGATAAGGCTTACAAGGATTACAGTAAAAAATGGATGGATTGGGCAGTCGAGGCACAGGCAAGTATTCTGAGCGACACAGGCAAGAAATTCCTAGATGGCACTCCTGCTGGCGTGAAAAAATATGTAGAAGCAGTTATTAAACAAGATTGGTTTATAGAGAGATTTGGCGATGGCAGTTCCTTGCCTAAAGTAGATGTAAAAACATCAAACACCAATGCAGCAGGGCGACATATTCTAAAGATGCAGAAAGATAGGGCATCAGGAAGAATTATTAAAACGGTACATGAAATATCTATAGATAGGCAGTCTACAAAAAACGAAAGAGTTCTTCTGCATGAAATAACCCATTACGCAACAGCGATTACTCAAACAGAGGCTTTCTCTGCCCACGGTGCTGAGTTCGCAAGAAATCACATTTTTGTCGTTGAGCAAATGTCTGGCTCCGCTCGCGCTGAAGCGTTAGCAACCGCCTATACTGAGAAGGGGGTTCAAATTGATGATTGAAGAATTAGGCTTTGAAACCATTTGCAAACTTTTTCCATTACTAGAGCCTGAGCCATACGAGGGCGCAGTTCTGAAGCACGGCACCCATGATCAAAAGACACACGGAAACTGGGCTAAAGATAACTTTAATGAAGATACTGAGGGAGAAGATGGTCAGTCCCTTTATTTTGATAGATATGGGATTAAGACCGATGGCAGTAAAGAGCCAGTTGGAATATCAAAAGATGAAGTAACAAGTTTAGATGATTATACGGCTGACGGTTTCAAAAAAATTAACCAATACTTACGGTTGGGCGGCACAAGTCCTAGCGAAGAAGGCTCGTATTATGACCGAGAATCCCGCGGAATAAACGAAAATAGAGTTGCTGATTTGGATAAACTTATAGAAGAATCACCCGAACTATTTGGTGATAAAAACTTATATCGCATATTTGCAAGTGCAGTTTTAGATGATTTGAAAGAAGGCGATGTTCTAACAGATAGGGCGTTTTTGTCTACAACGAGAGTTGATATAACCAATCCTGAAAATATAGATACTTTGCAAAACCTACAAATGATTTCAGAGGCAAGCGATAGAACAGCAATAATTCTTCCTTCTCCCTCAAGAACGGGTAAAGGTTTAGCGGTAGATTTTATGAAAAATGCTGTTTCGGATTTGTTCGCAAATACCTCAACCGCCAATAGTGAAAAAGAAGTTATATTACCCCGTAATACCCCTATAAAATTTATGGGTTACAAACTGGTAAATGAGATGGTTGTTGCGGTATTTGAAAGGGTGGACAAATGAGTAGATTCGTAACCGCGACATTAGATGGTATTGATATAACCCGAGCCGTAGATGTAGCCAAGCACGGTACCCACGATCAGAAAACCCACGGCAGTTGGGCTACGGGTGGCACAATCGCTACTGGAATTATTGACCGCCTAGCCAAAAAGGGCGTGACTGGATTTAGCCTAGATATTTCTAGCCGCAGCGAACCTACTAGCGGGTACATGGCTTCTAACGCTGGGGCTGAGGAAACAGTTTCCTACGATGATTTCTTCTCAAGCCGAGACCGTAGCCGAGCAATTCTTTTAGATTACATCGAAAAGAACGCAGATGCACTCAGCGAGCGCGGAGCCTATTTTGGTATATGGGTTGTAAAAGACCAAGGAAGCGTGTACCTTGATGTCTCACGCCGTTATGATTCCAGAGGTGAAGGAGTTCGCGCTGGATTTGATAACGACCAACAATCTATCTACGACATTGATAATGATGCCTATATCTACATGAAAGATGAGGAAGATGACCGAACAAGAAAAGCCGTTGATGGTGGAAGTTCCAATCCCCGTCAATCAAATGACCCCAGAGCAGAAGCAATCCTTCGCGGAGGAGATTCTCAACGCAATCGAGAAGAATCGCCCCATGTCTGCCTCGGAAGATACCAAGGCGTAGAAAAACACTTAGAGGGTCAGCATGATCAAGCCACTCATGGCAGTTGGGCATCTGGTCGCTATGGTCCAGATTCAGTAAAGTCAGCAAGAGACGGCGCGAAAGAGTACGCCTTCAAAGTTGGAATTGAACAAGACGATTCCATTGACTATCAAACGACAGTTGCTAACCGAGCAAGAGCGGCGCGTATTGCCGATGCTTACGATGAGTTACCTGTAGATGACCCAAAAGCGTATAAGGCTTACACCGCCTTGGCTACAGAGGTTGAGGCG